AAGCTGCTTTTAACTCACCAGCAACAGGTAACCCTTTATATATAGCTCAACGAATACCTTTAGGAGCAGCAAATAGTTATACTGTTTGTTTTCCTCAATTTTCAAACCAAGGAGCAGCAAATACCTTATGTAGAGTAATGGCTTATGTTTTTCCTTCTGATGGAACTAACTTTACTACTAATGATTATTTAAGTGCTGATATTCAAGGATATACTCCTCAAGTTAGAGCCGTAGCTGCCTTTATTACAGAAATGAAAAACATTGGTATTCCTGTATTTAATAATTCTGGAGTATTACAATAATTTAAAATCATGATTATAACAGAAGAAATATTATTACTTCAGAAACGAGCTGGTATTATTACTGAAGCTCAATATAAAGAAAAAATGGCTGAAGCTGAAACCGAAGATTCTAGCATTGATGATGCTATTAAAGGTGGAGCTAGTCAATTAGCAGATTTAAGTTCTTTAAAAGAAGAAGAATATAAAACAACCATCACCACTGAAGGTGAAATCCTAAATGAATCAGTAACTGGTTTAGTAATAGGTGGTTTATTAGCTGCTCCTAAAATTCTGGAATGGATTGGAAAATCTATAAATTGGATAGCTAAAAAATTAACTGGAAAAGATGAAGTTAAAATTGCTTCATGGATAGAAAAAAATGCTCATAAATGGGAAAAATTATATATTAAAGGTATCATAGCAGCCATTAAATTTACAGGTTTTGCTTCCAAAATTTGGAAAAAAGAAGATGGTAGTGTAGATGAGCAAAAACTAGTAACAACAGCTCAAGTATTATATGTTGTTATATTAGCTGTAGCTGCTGGTGCCGCCGCTAAATCCGTTCTAAGTCCAAACTCAGCTGTAGTTAAAGCTTTAGAAGCTACTTTTGGTAGTGTTAAAGTATCAGAAATAGTTGGATTTTTAGGTAAAATAAAAAGTCAAGCTAAAATAGCTTAATTTATAGACGGATTCATAGCCCGTCGTTTAAAAAAAATTTTTAGAGAGCTGTGGCCTCCAATTTGGGGGTTACAGCTTTTTTTATTATATTAACGTGTTAAACATATGAGATTCAAGAAAATCGTAATCGTAGGAGCAGGTGTAGCAGGTGTAAATGCTGCCACTAAATTAGTAGACAATGGGTTTCCTGGTAAGAACATTACTATTATTGATATGGGTAATGATCCTTATAATCGTAAACCTGAAGAAGTAATGACTGGATTTTTAGGTGCTGGTGGATGGAGTGATGGTAAATTAACTTACCATACAGCAATTGGAGGACAGTTATCTAAATATGTTGGTGAAGAAAAAGCAATGAAATTAATGGATGAAGTTATTAACAACTTCAAACGTTTTCATCCTAAACCCGAGGAAGTACAATGTTCTAATCCAGTAGAAGAACCTGAATTTATTAAACCATATTTTGGTTTACGATTGTTTCCTGTATGGCATGTTGGTACTGATTACCTTCATGAAATTGGTAAAAATTGGTACGATTATTTAGTATCTAAAGGTGTACAATTTATTTGGAATGAAAGAGTATTTAAAGTTGATTTTGAATCTAATTTAGTATATTTGACTGTTAACGGTAAAGAAGGTCAATACGCTATTGAATATGAAGAATTAATTTTTGGTGTAGGCAAATCAGGTATTGATTTTGCTCAACAAATTCAAGATGAATATCAATTAGAAACAGAACCTAAATCAGTACAAATTGGTGTTAGGTTTGAAGCACCACAAAAACACTTTCAGGATTTAATTGATATCAGTTATGATTTCAAATTGTACCGTAAGTTTGAAGATAAAGGTGTTTCGTTACGTTCATTCTGTACTAATAATAATGCCGCTTACGTTGCTGTAGAAGATACTTATGGAAATCATAGTTACAATGGTCATGCTAAAAAAGATCCTAAATATAGGAATGATATGACTAACTTTGGTATTTTAATGGAAATTAATGGTATTCCAAATCCTTTTGAATGGTCACGTAATGTAGTAAATAAATTACAATATGCTGGTACTGGTTTATATTATAGTCCATCTCGTAAACCATCAACTACATCAGAAGGTGAAAAAGTTAGTTCGATTCAAATTGATAATTTAAGTATTGTAAGACATGGAATGGGTGAATATTGGGATTATATTGAAAATTTTATTGAGGATATGAAAAAAGTATTTCCAACATTACAAGATGATTGGGGTGTTTATGTTCCTGAGGTAAAATATCTTTCACCTGAACCATTAGTTTACCATAGTGATTTAGCTTTAGTAGAATATCCTGATGTACATTTTGTAGGTGATGCATTATCTGCTCGTGGTATAACAGTTTCAGGAGCACAAGGTATATTGGCTGTTGAAAAATTTGTTAAAAAAGAAGACGAGTGGGATAACCATATGGGAGATATCATTAATTGGAAATAATTTGGAAATCGAAAAAAAAGTTATTATATTTCGAATATGAATACAAAATATCAACCAAGTAAAAAACTAACTAAAGCAGATGGTACAATTGCTTATGTTTGGGAAGGTAAATTACATAATTGGGAAGGTCCAGCATTAATAAATCCTGATGGTAAAAAAGAATATCATATTCACGGAATAAAATATACTTTAGATGGATGGAAAGAAGCAAGACGCAATCGTGAGGGTTTACCTTGGTTTAAAAATCCTGCTATTACAAATTCAAGAAACGCTGGTTAATTATGAAAATAGGACTTTGTGGAACAATGAGTGTAGGTAAAACTACATTAGTAAATGCTTTGAAGGAATTACCTGAATTTAAGGATTATAATTTTGCTACTGAACGTTCAAAATATTTACGTGATTTAGGAATTCCATTAAATACTGATTCAACAGTAAAAGGTCAAATTGTATTTCTAGCAGAACGTGCTGCTGAATTGATGAATGAAAATGTTATTACAGACAGAACTGTAATTGATGTTATGGCATTTACTAAAGCAGCTAAATCAATTAATTATTATGAAGCAGAAGCATTTTGTGGTTTAGCTAAAAATTTACTTCATGAATATGATTTTATATTTTATGTTTCTCCTATTGGTGTGGATATGGAAGATAATGGAGTAAGAGAAACAGATACTGAATATAGAAAATTAATTGATTTTCTTATTGGTTTAAATCTTAGAGAAAATAAACATCGTATCCATAAACTAGTCACATTATCAGGCACTACTGAGGAACGTATTACGAAGATGAAAGAAACAATTTTTGGATAATATGTATAATCATGAAGAAATCTGAATTAAAGTCGGAAATTAAAGAATATATTGTAGAATTATTATCCGAAGAGGAAGATAAAGAACCTACTAAAGCAGAACTTGAAAAAGAAAAAGTAAAAGGTGCTCCTTCTAAATTTAAAGTATCAAATTCTGAATTTGAAGATTTTAAAGATAAACTAAAAACTTTAGTTAAAAAAGTTAAAGATATGGAAAAAGGAGAAGCTAAAGATAAAAAAATGGCTGCCTTAAAACAATTTATAAAGAAACCTGAATTAGTTAAAGCGTTTAAAGAAAGAGACGTTAAAATTGATACAGGTGGATTAATAGGATAATATGAAAATAGGTTTTCCCTACATAGTAATTGTGATATTAATTGCAATAATAATTTGGCTTTCTAAATGTAGTGGAAATGGAAAAATAGTAACTAAAATTGATACTGTTACTAATATTTCTTATATTCATGATACTATAACAACTAAAGGTAAAACTAAAATCAAACCATTCCCTGTTCCTTATTATATTCATGATACAATTGTTGATTCAACAGGAAATATAGTTGTTATACCTGTTAAAAAATATTTAACAAACGATACTTTTACTTTTAATACAGATTCATTAAAAATAACTTTTTATACTAAAATTTATTCTAACAGTCCTTTAGATTCTATTAACAATAAATTGAAAGCTATAATTAGACATAAAATAATAGAAAGAACAATTACACAAGAAGTTGTTAGAAAACACGCTTATTACGCTGGCCCTTCTTTGGGTATAGGAAGAACAAGTTTTATTGCTCTAGATGGTTTATATGAACGGAATGGAAAAATCATTTACAGAGTAGGAGTTGGAGTCAATACTCGGTTAGAACCTATGCTCAAGGCAGGGGTGTATTGGCAAATCTTCAAATAATATGAGTCAAGATTTAAAACAAATAATCCGTGAAGAATATTTAAAGTGTGCTCAAGATCCCGCTCACTTTATGAAAAAATACTGCCACATCCAACACCCCCAACGTGGTAGAGTAATATTTAATTTATATCCTTTCCAAGAAAAAACATTACGTTTATTTAGAGATAATCCATATTCAATTGTATTAAAGTCTCGTCAGTTAGGTATATCAACATTGGCTGCGGGTTATTCTTTATGGTTAATGTTGTTCCATAAAGATAAAAACGTACTCTGTATTGCAACTAAACAAGAAACTGCTCGTAACATGGTTACGAAAGTTAAGTTTATGTTTGATAACCTGCCTTCTTGGTTAAAAATACAAGCAGAAGAAAATAATAAACTTTCATTACGATTAAGTAATGGTTCTCAAATTAAAGCAACTTCAGCAAGTTCGGATGCAGGTCGTTCAGAAGCAGTATCTTTGCTAATAGTCGATGAGGCGGCCTTTATTGAACAAATTGGCGAAATTTGGGCCTCAGCTCAACAAACATTGGCAACTGGTGGTGGAGCAATTGTATTATCTACTCCTTATGGAACTGGAAACTGGTTTCATAAAACTTGGGTTTCAGCAGAAAATGCTGAAAACGATTTTTTACCTATTAAATTACCATGGTACGTTCATCCTGAACGGGATGAAGCATGGAGAAAAAGACAAGATGAATTGCTTGGAGATCCTAGATTAGCATCACAAGAATGTGATTGTGATTTTAGTACATCAGGTGATGTTGTTTTCTATCCTGAATGGGTTGATTTTATAAAATCTACTACTATTCAAGATCCATTAGAGCGAAGAGGTACAGACCAAAATTTATGGATATGGGAACCAGCTGATTATACACGAGAATATATGGTATTAGCCGATGTTGCTCGTGGTGATGGTAAAGATTCATCTGCAGCTCATATTATCGATATTGCTACTAACACACAAGTTGCTGAATACAAAGGACAATTGCCCCCAAAAGAATTTGGTTATTTTTTAGTGGGTTTAGCTTCTGAATATAATAATGCAATGTTAGTAGTTGAAAATGCTTCAATTGGTTGGGCTACATTAGATGCTATTATTGAAAGAGGTTATCGTAATTTATATCATTCTCCTAAATCCGACCAATTAACAGCAGAATCATATTTAAGAGTATTTGATGGAGGTTCAGACATGACTCCTGGTTTTACAATGTCTTTAAGGACAAGACCTTTAGTTGTAAATAAATTTAGGGAATATGTTGGTGATCGTTCTGTAACAATTCGTTCAAAGCGATTACTAGAAGAAATGAAAGTATTTATTTGGAAAAATGGTAGACCAGAAGCTCAATCTGGTTATAACGATGATTTAGTAATGAGTTTTGGAATGGGAATGTTTTTAAGAGACACATCTTTAAAATTTCAACAAATGTCTCAAGATATGACTCGCGCTGCACTTGGAAGTATGACTAAAACTAATTATCTTGGAGGATATAATAATAACCAAATGAAAAACCCTTATTCCATCCAAACAGATTATGGACAAGAGGACATTAAATGGTTGTTGTAATATTTATAATATATAAAAATATAAAAAATGGCAGATACTAAATTATTCACCCGATTACAACGATTATTCTCAACAGATGTAATTATTCGTAATCAGGGTGGTAACGAATTAAAAGTAATGGATGTTGATTCTATCCAACAATCAGGGGATATAGCAACTAATTCATTAATGGATAGATACAATCGTTTGTATTCCCCAGCAACAACCTCCTTATTAGGTTCTCAAATTAATGTTAACTGGCAATATCTTAGAACCATGGTCTATTCAGACTATGATAATATGGATTATGATGCTATTGTCGCCTCTGCTTTAGATATTATTTCGGATGAAAGTACTTTAAAAAATGATATGGGAGAAGTACTTCATATTAAGTCAAGTGATGATGATATTCAACAAATTCTTTATAACTTGTTTTATGATGTATTAAATATTGAATTTAATTTATGGTCTTGGGTTCGTCAAATGTGTAAGTATGGCGATTTCTTTTTAAAACTAGAAATTGCCGAAAAATATGGTGTTTATAATGTAATTCCTTATACTGCTTACCATATTGAAAGACAAGAAAATTATGATAAAGAACACCCTAATGCTGTAAGGTTTAGATATTCACCAGAAGGTATTTATGCTGGTGGTTCTGGTTATTATGGTACCCCTACTATTGGACAATATGATGGAAACCAACCAGGTATTTTCTTTGATAATTATGA